AGTTCTTTGACAAACTCATCAGCAACGCCCTGAGGACTCTTATCAGTGATAATATCTACATATATTCCGTGACTATTCATCAACTCACAAAAACTTTTTGTGAATTGACCAATACCACCATGCGGAATCAATGTCTGTGAGCTAACTAAGAATCCTATACGCTTCATTAGGTTGCCCACGCATTCTTAAACAATGGAACCTGCAAACGGTCGCTATATCTAACGCCATTACGCATGGCAAGATCGGCAACAGTGCGATTATTAAGATGATATACGCTCTCAACACCACCTACCGGCATGAAATAAACATTACCATAGAATCCTGCATCACGATATTGTTCAACTGCCGCTAGTGCTTCTGTAGCATCATCTTCTGTTGCAATCACAAACTTAAGATAGGCATGACCAGCATCTTGATATCGTGCGACAACCTCAGGCTTGATGGCATCCTCTGCCTTCTCACCAGAACAACTCAACTTTGCACTGACACTAAAAGTGACTTCTCGTGAAATCCCGTTGTCCAAACCTTCCCACAACCAATCGTCAAGATAAGCAAACAATTCATCACTTAGTGGTTGCGTACCATTAGTCTCAAAAGTAATCTCTTTGAGACCCTTCATCTTAGGATGACTTAGGAGTTCTGGGTAGGCTCGTTGCCATCCGAGGAGTGGTTCTCCTCCTGTGATGACGAGGTGTTCGTCTTTCCATTCTTTAAACGGTAGTAGTTCCATAATGTCGCTGACAATAGTATCAACATCCCTGCTGGGAGAAAGATGCTTGAAGCGAGGATCCCAGGATGCGTAGGAATCGCAGCCTGTAGAGACGAGCGGGAGGGTACCATATTCTTTATAGTCTTCTGGATTGACTTCTTCTCTTTCACTTGATAGTTCACCTTTTGGCATGCCGAATCCGGCGCATTTGAAATTGCATCCATACGTTCTAAGGAAAACGGACGGCACACCCATGTACCGACCTTCTCCCTGAATGCTGTAGAACAATTCACTTATTTTGATTTTCGTCATTTTCTTCTTTGTCTTTCACAATCCAGCCGTGATATTTAGGATCAATGCCGTGCTTCTTTCTAAATTCGTATCTGTCATTCTCTACCGTCCACATTCCATATAGGAATGCAGATGCTACAGCACAGAATACAACTACAGCTATAACACTAATTACGTCCATTGTCAATCATCCTTTCCACCATTCTTCCCAAGGAAACACAATCCATTGCGGGTCTTCTACTTTGTTGATGCTTTCTCCGATATAGTTAACTTCAACTGGGCTTGCATCGTTATCAACTATTACAGCAAACCGCACAGTGTCGTTCCAAACAGTTTCCCATTTAAGATCATGTTTGAACGCACTACCTTGCCAATCTTCTTTAATCCAATTGAGAGTAGCACCAGTATCATTGATATCATCAACGATTAGAATATGCTTACCCTCATATGCATCTTCTGCCATCCAGCAGTTAGATTCTGATTCACCACCGTCACGCAGACTGACCCTAAGTGTCTCCATCGGAATGTTGAGATAATGACTAATCTTTAGGGCAGGGTTAAGTCCGCCCCTAGTAAGACCTACGACATAATCAGGCATCCAGTTATCATTGTTCATTTGACGAATGATATCATGGACCATGCCATCAATCTGTTTGTCGGTGTAATATACTTTCTTAGTCATTATCTCGTATCCTATGTATTAAACCCTGTGATAGGCTTCCATATATTCATCGTAACTCATTACCTTGAATGGTGCTGCATCCTCAGTCCAAGGATCAGTAACATAGGTAATTGCCAATTCACAGGCTTCATCTTCTTCCTCAACATCAGCAAAAATGTTGTCGTTTTTATCTAGTACAAACCAGTTGCTCATCCTAGCAAATCCTCATTCCATTCACGATGACCTTCACGGAAAGCCATGTTGCTCTGCGTTTCACGAACTTCAACACGATAGCACCAAAGTCGTTCAGCTTCGCCCTTACCCCAGTGATCAGGGATATAGACACCGTTAACAAACTTGTAAATCATGTCAGCAAGTGCTTCACAGCCAGTTGCTGGAATGATAGTCAACTTAGCCATGCCTCTTTCTTGCAACAGCTTGAACACATCCATGTCAGGATCGTCTTCTGCAACAAGCAATGTATGATCAAACTGGTCTTCAAGAATTGCCTTCAAGTCCTTTAGACCACCGTAGTCCGCACACCAGTTTCGTGCATCTAGAGTATCAGCACCAAAGTATACCTTGATAGTAAACGAATAGCCATGAATGTTATTGCAGTGACTATCGGCTCGCCATTGACGATACGCACACGGAAACGAGTCGTGATATTCTTTAGTACTTGTATACTTGTAACTTACTGGTTCATATTTTGTCATCTTTGTTCTCCTTTAGATGACACGCAGAGTGTTTATAGTGGGATGAGCGCCAAAGACCACTGTTAATAAGCATAACGACGATTGATGTAGTCAAGAGTATCCTCAACTTCACTATAGCCTTCTGCATTATAAATTTGATTTAATTCAAGACCGTGGTCCTTATATCCTTCTTCAAGCAAATACTGATAGTAATTGCTTGGGCTATAATAGTCAAGTCGATCCCCAATCATTTGATAAATCATTGCTTTATAGGTCTTGTTATTGATTTGAACATCAATATACTTTTTGCCATAGAACGTTGGGAAGCCCTCAAGCATATCAAGAGCCACTTCACATTCATCAGTAATGTCCCACATAACAGTCTGTAGCGTATCGCCGGGGCTTACTTCAATGTCAGCAACGCCACGAAACACTAGACGATGATCTGGAATGTCAACACGACCAATACTAACGGAACCAGGACAGCGTGAAGCCATCTGTTCAATATTAGTATTCATTCCATACGCACAATATAACATTACTTAAACTTCCTAATCGTTAATACACCGAACCGATACATTGAGTATTCACACCCAATCCTATTTAGTACTGTTTCGGCAAGCTTTACCATTTTTACACTGTTACCACAAATGACGGTGAGTGGAAAACTGTCCTGATTCATCAGAACAAAGTTCTCCACAAGAGCATCAACTTCGTGATGCCTAACACCGTGTAAGTCTAACTTACAACTTTCCATACACTTTGTCAAGCATTTTCTTTGCCTGAGGATAAGAAGTCATTGCATCGACTGTTTCATCAACATCATCCAAACGTGCAATAGTTTCATTTAATGTTTCAACAGGCTGATTAAACTTGTATGTTCCAACAGGTACCGTAGCAGGCACTATAAATGAAAAGTTGATGTTCTTCAAAATATCTTCGTACTTCTTGTTAGGGTCTTTAGGTTCCATCTTTGTTTCTTTCTGCTTCTGCGACCCGCTTGCGTAGATTGCTGCTACTAAAGCTGTGGTCTCTACCATTGAATACGATATCGATATCACGGGCATAACATTCTTTACGACCTGTAAAGTCTACATCTTCATATTCTATACCCAGTATACGACAATCTAGAGGCAATGTCAAGAGCAAATCTACCAAATCTTGCTCTGTTTGGTAAATAACTACCTCATCAACAAAGCGACAAGCACTAAGTTGAATCTGTCTTTCTACAATTGATTGAATAGGTTTGTTCTTCGTGTCCGGTCTATCAATAGTTGGGTCAGTCTGTAGTCCTGCAATCAAATAGTCACAGTGATTCTTAGCTTCTGCCAACATTGCAATATGTCCTGCATGAAGCATGTCAAAGGTACTAAAGGTAATACCGATTGTCTTGCCTTCTTCCTTTAGGTCTTTAATCTTGTTAAAGATCATTAACACTTACCCATGCGGGCGATGCTAAGAAACTCTGCACGAGCAGCAGCATCAGTCTTGAATCCGCCACCGAGTTTAGTAGTCACGGTTGAAGAACCAGTGTCTTCAACGCCGCGGCTCTTAACACAATAATGCTGTGCGTCAATCATGACCGCAACATTTTCAGTTTCAAGGATGTAGCAAAGAGCATGGAATACCTGTTCAGTCAAACGCTCTTGAATCTGTGGGCGTTTTGCAAAGTATTCAACAATGCGATTAATCTTTGAAAGACCAAGAACCTTTTCATTAGGTACATACGCAACAGTAGCAAGCCCATCAATGATTACGAAGTGATGTTCACAGTTAGATTGAACATTGACATTACGCTCTACGACCATTTCATCGTAGTTCATCTTGTTCGCAACAGTTGTACACTTGGGGAATGCATCATAGTCAAGACCCCAAAAGATTTCGTTGACGTACATCTTAGCGACACGCTTCGGCGTATCCATAAGACTGTCATCTTCTAGGTCAAGACCTAATGCTCTCATAATGCCATTGAAGTGTGCTTCAATAACCTCAATCTTTTCTTTACGGTCTAGTGCGCTATCTTTTGTGGGAGTTTCGACACCCATCTTTATTAGGTGTTCGTGAATCTTTTGACCCAATTCGGGGTCGGTTTTAGTTTTGTTATAAGACATATTTGTTTCCTTCCTTACACGGATATGTTAATGTTGTTTGTAACCTTTGTGTTACATTTTTATTTATCAGTACTTCGCTTCACGAGTATGTTTTCTGTAGTCGCTGCTAATGCGAAGATACTTGTTACCCTTGCCTTCAAGAATATCGCAGATACGGTCAATAGTTCCATCAGTGTAGTCACTAATCTTGCCCATATTCGGATGTGCCTTCTTAAGCAAAACATCAAGCTTAGCGATAGCATCATCAATTGACCACGGAATGTAAAGACGCTCTGGATCGTTTGCGAAAGTCTCAGGGAAGCTACGATACGCAGGATAGAGTACATTGCATCCCAAAGCATCAGCTTCGCTTACAGTGTTGCTTACCCAGTCTTGTAGCGCACAGTTGAACACTACGCGGCTATCGTTGACGATTTCGTAATACTTGTTCTTGTCAAGATTGTCATAGATAGTCAACTTACCATCAGCAACCATCTTACGAGTACGAGCCATATAGCTATCGTTATTAGACTTCAATTCACCACCACTGCAAACAACGAACTCAACATCCTTACTAGGATAACGCACATGCCATGCTTCAATCAAGTCCATGTAGAAGTCGGGCTGCTTTTCTTGGTCCCAACGTGCAGAAAATACAACACGCATACGGCGATCATTGAAGGGTCTAATCTTGCCGTCAACCCGCTCAATGACTTCGTTCTTACCAAACGCAAGACCTGAGATATTGTAGATTGGCGCGTCCCAGCCTGCAATCTTCATGTGTGCAACCATTTCTTCGTTAGTTGCAAGAATACCATCTGCAAACTCATTGACCATCTTCTCATATAGTCCCATCCACTTATCCATTCCCCAGACATGAACAAAGTCATCAGGGTCAATAGATTGTGCAAGACAACGAACAAAGATACGAGGCATATTGTCTTCATCACACTGGTCAATAATATAAGGCAATGATTCAATGCCTGGCTGAAACATATCTTCAAAGTAGATAACATCCTCACTAGTGACTTCACCCTTCTGCATCATCTTGACGAGGTTCATCATCTGACTCATGCCGAAGTATGAACGACCATGTGCGTCAAGAACCTGACCAGTTACAATCTTCTGACTGTTATCAAGTGTTTCTCCGGGGACGTATACAACGTCAATCCCGCGCTTTTCAAAGACACGGCGATTCCAATCAGTAAGCTGTAGTGTGTAACGAGCGTTGTACGCTTCAAGTCCCATGTAAAATAATTTACGCATTGTTTTCCTTTAATTTTATATATGGCAAGGGTGGTCGACATAAAGCCAACCACCCGCCTTAACTTTACTATTCATTACCTAGTAATACGATTAGCATTTTGTTCCTTGAACTTTACGAGGTCAACTTCCCACTGATTCTTTACATACTTCCCGGAAGCGAGCTTCTGAAACTGACGATAGACGTAGCTTCGCTGACTGTACAAATCGGCTTCGTTAAACCGATATCCATAGTCGCGGCAAAAATCACGATACTTATCTAAGTCGATAAAAATCTGTGTTACGCGGGAGAGACTGTTCTTAGGGTTATTGCTTGCCATTTTATTTTCCTTAAATGGTTAGTGATTGATAGGGTTTAGTTGTGTTGTAGTAGATAGTGGCACCGTTCTCACCGTCTTCTGATACAGTGATTTCAATGTCACGATTGGGGTAGCGATTAGCTATTAATAGATATAGCTCATCACTAATCATTTCGCAAGACTTATGGTCAAGTTTCATCACTCCGTCACGAAAGCTATTCTCTAGCCAACGCTTGAACTGAATAAACTCAATGTCGCGGTCGTTGTGAAATACCTGAATCGCCACCTTAAAGTGAAAGATGTGACGATGCGGGTAGCCTAGGAAACTAACGTCATATTCGTCGTCAGTTGCCAATTTCGGATCGGTGTCTGCACCGGGATACTTGTGAATGCCTTCTTTTTGAAAGGTCACCCAAATCATGCGCTTAGCTTGTTCGCTAATGCGTTTCTGTTTTTCAGCAAGAGTTTGTGTTACGTTATCCATAGTCTAGTTATATCACCTATATAGAATTTATCAACTGTTTTGGTCACTTCCAATAATTTCCCCACAGCCACGCTACCAAACTATACCTCTCACCGGTTATAATTCGTTCTACGCTATGTGGGAAAAAGCTAGGAAAAGCAATGATAGACCCTTTGGAAACCGTATGGGGCCTACCTAAAATTTTCAAGTGACCACCTGAATGTGTTTTGTAGTCAGACAAAAATACTACTGCGGTAATTTTTCTATCAATATTTTCCTTATGGAAATGGTAATTATCGTAATGCTCACTAGAATAATCGCTTTTAGTATACTTTTTAAATTCATATGGTTCTACAAAATCAATGTCAAACTTTAAAAAGTCTACCATTTCTTGAAGTGCTGGTTGCAACTTATCATGTATTTGATGATTTAAAGGAAGTAAACAGGCGTGAAAACTTGAAGGAAATTTTTTACCATACAAGTTATTACTATTTAAATTTGAAAGTTGAGAGTCAATCAATTCGTCGCATTCTTCATGGCTCAACACATTTTGCTTAGTAAAGATTTTTGTTGAGAAGTCCAGGACAATCTTAGGTTTAGGCAAATTAGGTATCATTTAAAACCTCTGTCATCAACTGATCAGCATCTTCAATGATTTCATCGATTTCAGGGTCGGCGTCTTCAACTGCAAATAACTGGTCAAACATAGTATGTGCATTGACAGTCTTTTTACCACTGAATCCTTGACCAGCTTTGAACTGCTGCCAAAACTTGTCGTATTTGTCAATCATAGCCAAACTCTTTTCACGATCCTTGAGTGAAAAAATCTCATCAACGATATCAGAAAAATTGAGATTACCTAAAGGATCCATAACCATCTTAGGCTTGATACCATTCTCATACCGACGATTAGCTTCCTGAACCGCAGTCATATGTTGATATACGTTATGTGCCTGCAATAGAGTATAGCTAAGTGTGTCCCAACTAGTCTTTGTTTCTTTGCCGTGTTGACCTAAGAAACCCTGACCACGATAGCATAAGTCTTTCATCAGCATCATGTCAGTTACCGGACTGTCAGCGAACACTTTGTGAATCTTGTCAGCAAGGACACCATCGCTAAACTTGCGATTGTCTGTTGCATACTTCTTGTTTTCAGCAGTCTTTTCCATTGAATAAGACCACTTAGTACCATGCTCAAATGTGTTGTTGTTATAAGCAAGGCCCTTAGCAGCAGCAAAGAACGGAGAAGCACAGTCAAACGTAATTTGTAGCTTAGGATTATGATACTTACGAACTGCCCTCTGAATATCAGTAAAGAGAACTGCGTATTCCATAATACTAGTACCAAGACAATGAATAAGGTCGTGCTTACCTTCTTCTAAGAAGCCATCATGAATGATGCCAACAAGTCTGCGAAGCATCAAGTGAATGTCAATCTTGTTTTGACCACCGAATGCCCAGCCGTTAAATGCTTTGTCACCGTAGATATTCGTATCACAGTACTTCTTCATTTCTTCATACCAGTCATCGGACTGTCCATGATTACGACCCTGCAATACGTTTAGAAACTTACAACGACCATCACGATTAGCAACAAAGTATTCATTGTTAATATGCGTGGCAGTGATTGCTTCTTCAATCGTGCTGATACCGTGTGCGGATGTACCAGTCTTCTTATCCTTAATGTGATAAGTTGTAAGAGACTGTGATGGAATATCAAGACACATACCATAGTCCATATATTCATCCATCCAAGTAAGAACTTGTTGACGCTTCTTCATAGCACGGGGACAATTAGGGTCCTTCCAATCAGCAGGCCACTGACACTTAAGAATCTGGAATCCACCAGAATCACCTAGCATGAAAGTGCCTTCTTCTCTCTTGCGAATGATACTCTCACAAGCATCATCCTTAGTGATATCAAGATTTGCGTGACCAGCAGAATACAAGCCCCACTTATAAGTATATAAGCCTTGCTTGCTATTAAGGAAGTTCAAACATTCAACGTCTCCATTGAATGCCGCAGGGATTCTCGCCGGGTCAAAATAGTTTTCACCTTCACGTTGCTTGCCTAAACCAGCGATGAAGAAAGACGAGACTGCGGGCAGAAACAATGCCCAATCGGGATTGTGACTGTTTGAAAGGTTAATTTGTTCCAACTTTTACTTCTTCTTTCGTAAGTATTTGAACCATCTTGATTTTATCATCAAGTTCTTTTTTCTGTTTAATAAGGTCAGCAATGGTAGCATTAGATGCTGCTAGCCTATCAAGTTCGGCTTCTTCTTCAATCTTCCGATTAGCCCAATCTAATGCACGTTCAGCATCAGGAGTCAATCCAACACTAGCATGACTAGTATTCAACTCAACCCACATGTTTCCGTCATATACTTCAAGTCGTTGTATACTAGTATTGTATCTAACATCACCGACATTCATATAACCTGAACTAGTATTAATATATGTGGTCGCAGGGAAACCCCCCTGGACCATCACATATCTACCTGCGCCGTTAACCGACTTAATCATTACTTAGCCTGTGCGGGAAGCAAATACTGCCAAGTTCCAAGACCACTGTTTACAGTGATTTCGGCAGCTCCTGCGTCTGCAAAACGAACTGTCTTGTCACCGGGAAGATCCATGATAGCAAGAAACACCTTAACAGGCCACTGCCACGAGCGAGAAAGATTTCCGCTTACGCCCGGCTGGAAGATAAAGTTGCCGCTGTGCGTAGAAGGGTCGCCGAAGTAAATCTTCAAGTCACCATTTTCAGTCTTAGTCTTGAAGTTAAGTTCTTCGCTGTTAGCAGAAGCCTGCTTCTTAAGACGAAGAATGCCTGCTACAGTAGGTTCAAACTCAACGTCCCATGCAGTCCCTGCAAACTTTACAGACTTAACCTTTTCTTCAACAATCGACTTTGCCATCAAGCGATAGTCATTGACGAAATCGCCAGTCGAAGTCTCAAAGTGAATCGATGAAGGAACACCGTCATCGTTGCGGCTAACGTTGATGATAGACTTATCATCATAGTCATCAAAGCTAAGAATAGTCTTAAGCTTGGACAAGTTAGGCATGCCGAATGTGCCTTGAAAATCTGCGATAGGCGAAGCAAACGTGCCGTATACAACTACGCTCTTGTCTTCTGCATATGCAGCAACCTTTGTTTCAGTTGCAGTGCCTTCAATCTTTACTAATTCAACTACGCCCAATCCATGAGTGTGTTGAATCAAATCAAGTAAGTAATCTTTCATGTGTCATCTTTCCTTTATAATATTTAGGTTTGTCTATTGTGTATAATAGCGGAATTTATTGCAAACGTCAAGTGTTTGTTTAACCGAAACTGAACAATTCATCGAATGTACTGTTAGTATTAGTGTTTGACCTAATGTCCCAGTTAAGAACGCCTAACAAGTTGTCAATCTTTTCATCGACTAGTGTTCTTTCCATTTCGTTGTCATCAAACGGCAAGTCGCAGAACCATTGCGGAAGTCTAAGTTCATCTGTGGGATAAGCAATACTTGTAAATCCAAGCATATTGCTTTTTAGCTTACAGACAATTACCTTCATACCATCAACAATACGCTGACTATACTGATCTCCGTTTAGCTTACGCAAGTAGTTGTAGTTAAGAGCCGCTCGAACGTGTCCGGGCATTGTTGCCTTGCCAGTCTTACTACGCTTCTCAAGTTCACCATAATATGTAAGCTTGTTGACTGAACGAGGAGAACCCTTAGTCCAGCTATCCTGTTCTGATAGATAAGTCTTGAAGTCTTTGATTCTTGTGATAATGTCTTCACGCGGAGCACCCCCTAGAACCATAGTCAATACTTCCATCAAGAATTCCTGAACATACTTGGGAGTATCTGCTCTTTTAAGATCGAGACCCATAGCCTTAATCTTACCCATCTTGTCATCGATGTCCTGACGCTTACCTTCTAAGTCAAAGATATTAATTGCGTAACGCTTCTTAGTGATGAACAATGTTCTGTCACCGATGAGTTCACGACCAGCTTTAATTACTTCACCGTTCTTACGAGGGCAATGAAATGCCTTCTCCATAAACGCAGGGAAGCTAACGTTAGTTAGTTCTGCGATTTGGTCATACAAATCAATGCAAGCATCCTTTGTCCATGCAAGTTCGCCGCTGTCAATCTGTTCTTTGAGGATAGGATACGCTGAAAAGTAACAGGAGTCAGTATCACCATACACAATAGCGTCGCCGTCATGTTCATAATTTTCCGTGATGATTTCGTTTATCTGGCTCATCATATGCTTAGTGATTTGACGACCAGACAACGTAACTGACTGCCCGATTCTTTTGTCATAGAAACGACAATGCTCATTCAAAAGTGCGCCATATGCAGAGTTAAGAAGAATCTTACGAACTAACTGTCGCTTGTCGTAGTAATCAAACATATCTGTACCATATGCAGCTTTAGCTTCTTTCTGAATACTCTTACGCTCCGAGTACCATCGTGAAAGCAATCCGGGAATGATTCCTTCTTTCTCATACGTAAAGATGGTTCCATTTGCAGAAATCATATAAGGTTTATTGCTATCGAAGATTAACTTCCATATTTCAGCCGCAGACATTTCTACACTACGACCATCTTCATAGTCAAGTGTGAGCAAAGTGCCACGCTCTTGATTCATAATAGCAGTATATTCTAACGACCCGAAAAGATTTTCCCAAAGAACCGCTCCAGTAACTCCATCAGCATCGTCACCATTCTTTTTCTTACGCTTGTTTTTAGCGAGGGCGACACTTTTTTCGTGCATGTATTGGTCTGTGAGAGATTGTCTGACTTGCCCAACGATTGTTTCTGGGGCCATGTTAAGGGCTCGGATTGCTGAGGGGTAGAGTGAGTTGATATCAACTGCTCCGACCCATTCGTGAATCCCTTTCTTCGGGACAGCAACATAAGCTCCGGCAGCTTGCTGCTCTTCACCGTAATTATCTTTACGCTTTTTGTCAGGGACAATAAATCCTCGTTCATGTGCTTCATTATAAATTGCCATTTCAATCATAGCCACCGAACCCATTACAGTCGGCAGCAAAACAGTATTTTCGTGAGCTAGCGCATTTGCTAGGTCAAGAAACTTAAGCTTGCGGTGAATCTTAAACACCAACATAGTGTCTTGGCGGTTATACTCTACGAACTTTCTAAAGTCTTTGTTGTATAACTGATCCAAACTACCTTCATATTGAGTCTTGCGCTCACCCAATTCATACTCACCGATAGCGTCAAGCGAATAACTATGACGGCTTTCGTAGTTGTACTTTTTGTAAAGCTGTAGATAGTCCATATGAATACGACCAATCAAGTCGTAAGTCTGTTCTTCTTTGCCGAAACGTTCATACGTTCTAGGCTTAGGAAGCTGCCCAAGCAAACAGAACCTGCGTGTATCGTTTTTACTCATGATACGAGTAACACGGTTCACGCAGTAGGGAATATCATATCCTTCTGAGTTCCAACCTGTAAGAACATCTGCGTCTTCAATAAGTTCAAAGAAAGTTTCGAACATTTCGATTTCACTGCGGAACAGTAAGCAGTTTTCAAAATCCGCAGTTAGTTCTTGTGCAGTCTCATCAGTCATATGCTTCGGGGGAATGACAAGAGTAACAAGCTGGTCTAACCAATCAAGATACACTGAAATAGCAGTGACTGGATTGAATGGATCATCTGTCGGACTAAAACCCTTCTCTGGGTCAAAGTCAGTCTCAATGTCGAAGAACGCAGTGTGTAGTTTAGGAGGTTCTGCTCCCAAATAGTTATCACTCAGGCACCTAAAGACTACCGGAACATCACTCTCATAGAGTCTTTTCTTGTTATGAATCCTGCGCTCTTTCTCAAACTCACTCTTTTTGCGAGTCGAGAATCTAGTTACAGGATCTCCATAGATAGTACGATACTTACCTTTTGCATCATCATAATAGAAGACATAGTTAGTTGAGTACTCTTTGAAGGCACGTTTGCCCTCAGGAGTACGTTCAACTGCGTAAATTCTATCTGCGCTGGAATCGAGAACTGCGTCAACGTATGACATTAGCTAGTCTTACCGACAGTCTCCAAAATTGTGTTAAGTTCTTCGTTTTCTTCATTAGTTTCATTGAGACGCTGCTTGTGGGCAACTCTGATAGCCTTCTTGAGAATTGAGGGCTTGATTTCAAGTTCTTCTGCAATTGCCTTAACAGTATCGTTAAGACCTTCATTGAGGGTTTCTACTTCTTGTAAAACGCTCATGCCTTCATTGATAAGCTGAGTCAGTTTAGTTTTAGCTTCTTGATTGAATGTACGTGACATGTTTTCTCCTTTAGTCTAGTTAGTATAACAGACTGTGCAGAAAATTCAACTATATTGGTAACCT